GCATATAAGTAGAAGCTTCTAAAAGACTTCCGTACAATAAAGTCATTTCTGCATTTTCGCTAATCCATGTAGTGCCACTATCTGCTCCGGCGGTAAGACTTGTGGGTCGATAAAAATAGCTCAACTCCGCTGCATACGATGAATCTGGTGTAGGTCCAATTAAAAAATTATCTACATCAAATTGAGCATAATACTTCGGCACACCCGTTGTAGAAGTAACAGGTGAATATGTCTGCACAAAATCTAAATCTTTAAACAATAAAAATACTTTAGAACTACTTACAGTAATACTTAAAGAAAACGGTGCTAAAAAATCGCTAGGTGCTGTTAAAAATTGATTGCTAGAAGTCAGGGTTCCTTCTGCATTTTTTTGAAATAAATTTAACTGAACATTTTTCAATATTCTTTCTTCAGCCAACCGTATAAAAATAGGTAAGTTAGCTACGAAACTGGTTTCTGTATTTTCTGTGTAATCTTGTATTGCAGACTTTAATTGGGCATATGTAAAGCTCATGATGTTGTAACCTGTACTGTTCCTATTGAAGTAACTGCTTGAGTAGATTTATTACTTATAAACGGGAATACATTTTGACCTACCAAAATATTCAGAGCTTCCTTTTCATCCGGTCTAGGGTCAAACAAAGCCTGAGGTTCAAAAGTAGGCGGCTCTGGATCTAATTGTGGGTGCTTTGTTTCGAAACAATCCGGACATGTTTTTAGGTTATTCCACTCCTTACGAAGATCGAAATAATCATATTGTTGACCGCAACGATCACATAATGCTAACGCATATTTTCCTGAAGCATAAGAACTCATGATATAAACGAATAGTAATCTCTGCTAGGGGTTAAACTTAAACTCGCGCGATCGCGATCTTCCGCGGCAGCGCGTTCGAACTCTTCTTCGTACACCGCTTTTAATATTTGAATCCTTTCAGGCGCACGTTTCATACTCAGGTAGTAAGCTAACCCCGCAGCTAAACAAGGATAAAACCTAAACGGAACTTCTAAAGTATTTTGCGAAGCATCTGCATCATCCATACGGGTCAACCGATCAAAAACAAGTGTGTATTTACTAGACGCATCTGGTAAAGGCCAAACCCTAAGTGAAGGGTTAATTAATCTATCTACATAAAATTGTGTTGGTCGGGCCTCTGTTAATTTAGAAGGAATATTTAAAAAAGCATCTCGGCTTACACGAGATATAGATATATCGCTTTGCGTAGAAGTCCCCGCATCTGTTCTTACGACAGCCGACAAAATATCAATAGTATCTGTACCGAGGCTATATGCCTCGGTGCTTTTTATTAAGCTCACTGTAGTTTGAACTATTGTCCAACGATTCAAGCCCCTATTAGCCCAATCAGCTAACATTAAATTTAATGAACGCTGTGCTGTTTTTAAGTCGTACCCTGTACGAACTTCTATACCACACCGTTCAAAAGCCTCTTCAATGTAATCAGCTACGTCTAATTCAAAGTCTGTAGAACCTGAAATCGCCATGATTATTCCTTATCTAGGCTTTAGAGCTAAGTATTTCGCTGCTTCAGCAGGACTCATTCTTCCCCCTGCAACTGCTTTTAACAAAGCTGAAGGACTTTTAGGTATTTTATTTCCTGGACCAATAAGTTTTGGTTGGCGCAATTCACCCGATTTAGAAGTACCGTCATTACGTTTTTTGCGTACAGTAGTCCCCATACCGCCTTTAGACTTCATCATGCGCTTACCCATACCGCCTTTAGACTTCATCATGCGCTTGCCCATGCCACCTTTAGACTTCATTACACGCTTACGATTACCCATGCCGCCCTTTGATTTCATTTTTCGTTTCATTTTTGGTTACTCCTCATTAGCATAAAGGTTGTCAAAAATTCGATTCACATCCATAGTATAATCTAAATCTGACTTTGAATAGTGTGTATGTTGAGATGGTTTAAAATCCGGAGCACCTTCTCCTGTTTCAAACCAAGCGGGATGCGTTACTCGCACCCGATTATTCGGCAAAGCCACAATGTTACCAGTATACTCACCAGCATCTAAAAGCTCAAGCACATGGCTTTGCTTGTGTTGAGCAGGGTCATCAGCTACCTCACTATCTGTATAATCGACAGTGAAATAATACTTAGCAGGGTAAAGCTCACTACCAATTTTTGCAAGCCATGGACATGGCTGTGCTCTACGTAAAGAATACACAGCATGAGTGTGAGACATACAATCCCACGGCTGTGCCGAATAAACTTCCATAGGTTCAGGGAAATCTTCAAAAGCACCATCACCTACTAAAGCTGTTATCGGTATACGCGCCCACATTGCTCCACCGTGCAGATTTTGTTCATCCTCCTCTACTTCGTACCCTGTGAAAATAACCTGAAAACTCAAGCAACGATTCGGTATCGTTGTAACCGCTATTGCCATTGCTGAAAGAAACTCACCATGATAACGCTCATGATTACAAGTATACTCTCGGCGCACCCAGCATTTGAAATACGGGATGTTGCTTTGTAAAAAACTCATGCAGTGCTTGTTCCCCCACTTTTTTTAGGTTTCTTTCCTTTGCCGAAAATATGGGCATCTACTTTTGCAGCTTTTCCACCTGTCAATACACTATTCACACGCGCCATAGCCCATTGATTAGGAGTAGTTCCAGGACGATGTCCTGTACGATACGCAGCTAATCCTTTATTATAAACTTTTGTCAGTTGTCCCACCGTAACCTTTTTGCCTTTTTTACGAGCAGCCTCAGCTTTTGATGCTAAAGACTTTTGTGTTGCTGCACTTAAAGACATCAGCTTCTCCTTCTTGCGGGTTTTGATTTTTTACCGTTTCTATTTGTCGCACCAGCTATAATATCTGCACGAGTAATTTTATTACGAGGTTCAGCTAGAGCAGCTAATCTTTTTTGCTTAGGACTCATTTCCCCTGATTTTTTTGAACCAGTGCTTCTCTTTTTACGATTTTTATCACCCATGTTTTTTCCTTTCAGCCGAATCTATTACGAAAGGCTTTCGTGTGTTTTGATTCTTTAGTTTTTCGACGTGTGCCAGAAGCAGTTTTATCTGTAGAAAAATTATAAGCTGAAGGATCACTAGGATCTTTTTTACGGTTTTTTAATATTTCTTTTTTACGTTTAGCTTTTTGTGCGGGAGAAAGTCCTGCTAAATATTTTTGCGGTATATTGATATTTTCGCCAGATTTTCCTGTTCCTGTATTCCTCTTGCGCCTACGAGAGCTAGGAGCTTTGGTTACTGTTTTAGCCGTTTGAGCTCGAGAAATAGTCATCCATATGGCCCTTTAACAACTTTACCGCAAAACTTCTTTTTCTGAAACATCCCACCATCTTTTGCCTTTTTACGATTAGGAAACCCTGCTTGCATATTAGCGTAGGCACTAGGACTAATAGTAGAATCTTTTCTAGAACGAGAAGCGCCCTTTTTCTTTTGTTGATTCATATGATAATAAAGACCTTTGGGTTTAGTCAACTCAACCTCCTTTTATTTTTATCAACATTTCCACCGCTTACGGGCTTGTCTTAAACGGCTGTTGGGGTTTTTTGCGGCTTTGGGAAACATTTTCATTTGTCCAGCTGATCGAGCGCAATACGATTTACGTCGCTTGGCTGCTTTGCTTCCCTTTTTCACTTTTCCCGTTACTGCTGTTTTTAGTTTAGATCCTGGATTAGCTCTTCTGTGAGCACGAACACCCTCAGGAGTCATTCCCGCCCCTTTTTTAGTGGGGCGGTAATGTTTTTTATTGCGCTTTATAGGTTTGTCACCAGACACGATTAAAATTCTTTTCGCATTTCAAGAATAATAGTATATGTATCTGCGCTGGTATGGCCGACTGTAGTAAACATAATGTCTCCTGTTTTGCCAGATCCAGAATTATTTGTCAAACCGCCAAAGCCAGTGTAATCATGATTGCCACTTTGGTTTTCACCCAGTTCAATGCACAAAACATCTGTAGAAGCATCCCATAAGATTTGCACCTTCATTCCAATGCACTGCCACCAAATGCGCTCTATTACGACACCAGTACAAGCATCTCCGTCAGAGTTATTAACTAACGCTGAAACATCGACCTTTTTTACCGCTGACTCACCCGAACCATCTGATATGTTGGTGAACTTTTGAATGACTCGTTTAGAACCATCAAAAAGCGTTTGTGTAGCTACAGCATCCGCCATGTTACGCTCCTATTTATGCGATTTGCACATACTCAATGATGAACGTGAATGAACCCGCAGTTGTTGCATCTACTGTGTTTGTTATGTTGCAGAAAATTGTGCGCTCAGCTGAAGTGTATTGTGCAGAAACGGGAGCCGTTGTTGCGCTTTGAGTAGTAGCAACCAAAGTTGTCGTCGTCACATTACCTACGACAACGGTTGTACCGCCATCTAAAATTTCATCAGTAATTGCTGCAACAATTTGTGCGCCAGAGCTAGAAGTTCCAACTTCATAACCAATATCACCTGTACCGATTACTGGAGCAGTGGCACAGAAGATTTTGATATCTGTAATGATTGTGTTTGCTGGCTGTGTAAATTGACCAATAGCAGGACTATCTCCCGCTGTAGTATTTACTGTAACACCTGTCGCATATCCAACATGCTTTACATACTTATTAGTAACGATTCCAGTAGAAGCTGTGCTTGAAATAGTAGTTTCTGCTCCAGTTGTAGCATTTGTAGAAATTACTTGAAAGCCGCCCTCAGATCGTACTGGACCTGAAAAAGTAGAATTACCCATGTATATCTCCTGTCGTGGGTTAAGTCAGCCACACAGCGCGGCTGTCAGGGATAAACAAAACATACAATAACTTCAAACAAAAAGAAAGGGGCGATCTAAAAGACCGCCCCTACGGGTACAAACTGGGAGGAAACACGTACCCGTTTTGTGTTAGGCTCCAGGAGAACCGAATACGCAACGAGGATCTGAAACACCGAAGCTATAACGCTCGCGAGCTTTATAACGGACATTGCCCGTATCAAAATCGCCTTCCATAGAAGTTTTAACAGCAGCACGTTCAAAGTGTTTGAAACCATTAGGTGCATCTGTTTTAATGAAAAATGCGTCTGTATCTGTTAGGAAGTGGTTGACCACATATCCCTCAGGCAGCATACCCATATTTTTCATCGCGTTAGCATCGTTGTCTGAAGTTCCCGGACGTAGATTACTTGCCATCAACCGTTCAGCAACAAACTGTAGGGCAGGTGGAATAATCAACTTACGACCTTGAAGCGCAATTTTTAGGCCGCGCTCATCAATAAAGGCCGCGATATCAATCAACGACTGCTCTAAAGAAGTTTCATTCAAGTCTGCTGCTGTACTCAGCTCATTAGCAAAGTTTCCGCCGCCCACAGTAGGATGATCGGTTGCACATAGCTCTTTACCATCGCCCAGAGCAAAACCACTGTCGAACGCATTGTTCAACACAGCCGCCGCTTTGACTTGTTTGGTGTTAGACATTGAACGAGCAAGCGCACGAGTGTAACGAGAACTGAGTCGATCGTAAAGGTTATCCTCTACAGCTTCTTCAGTAATCGCAAACGCAAGAGCGATTGTTTCGTGTGTATAACGAGCAGTGAAGGATTCATTCGCAGTATCAAAAGAAACCGCAGCACCTTCTCCTTTTACAGGAGCAGCACCGAATCCAGACAGCATAACTTCCTCTTCAAATGCTCTATCTGAAGATTCTGTTTCGAATATTTCGGTATGTTCGTTATCATACCGATCGTACTCCAAACCGAACAGAGCATGTAATCCAGGCTCTAGTTCTTTAAGGAGTTGGGATCTTGCAATAGCCATATCTATTTACTCCTTAAAGGCCAGTTGTGGCGGTGTGGAAGGGAAGATTCAACTTAACCAACGCAATAACACCCGCAGCGGTATAATCGATGCCTTCGACATCTTTAAAACCAACTATACGGAAATTATCTGTGGCTGTTGTTGCTCCTGCTGAAGCTACGGATATTTCTCCAATAGAAATACCTGTAGAACCATTTTGCGATCCAAATCCAGCGCCTTCAGCGTTAGAATGGATGAGTGCTGTTGCCGTAGCAAGGCTAGTTAGCGAAGCATCGCAACTAATCTCATACACTTGAAATGGATTATCATACACAAAAACCGTGGCTTCTGTGCCTGACTTCAACGAAGAAGTTCCTGGATAGTTATTGTCAAAGGTGGGCGTACCATCGAGTGCTGTATATTGGCACCCTGCCATAACACCTAGAATCGCTACCGAACCGCCGTCTGCCGCACTTACATCTACAAGCCCGTTAGTAAGAGGAATCACCATATCGCCTTGAAAAATAGAGCTAGATGATCCTGCTACTCCAGGAATTTGTACTTTGTAAGGTGTCATCCCGTTGCTGTTCGGTGTAGAACCTAGATTATTATGGGGCCGCAAACCAAACGGCGAATCAATATTTGCCATGGATTAGACTCCTAAATTTACTCGGGATTGTTTCCGCCCCCGAAGGTTACACGAGACTGCCTATCAGGTTTACTAATAGGCATAGAAGGATGTTGCTCCCGCATGAGATCGTTATCAACAGCGGTCATCTGATCGGAAGTTTGCCGACGATAATGGTCATTGCGTTGTTGACGAGTTTCTTCAGGGAACCTAGCGAGTACAAGACCACCAACACCAATAATCCCAGCATGTTTGCCATCTTGGACAGTAGGTGATTCAAAGTCAGGATACTCATCAGCGCGAACAAGTTCAAAGCCTTCGCGTAAGCGAGCAGATAAATTTTTGCGGTCATCATAACCCATGACACTTTCACGGATCCAACGATGGACAAACCCCTCTGGTGGGGGAGGTGCGTCTAATGCAGACGGAGGTCGCCAAGGTTTGCGACGAGTAGTTTTTTCCCTAGTTTGGGAAGAGCGTGGGTTTCTATCGGCCATTCAACCATCCTCACGAATTTTGCATACGAAGCATTTGCCTCGCATAATCTTCCTTCTTTATACCCAACTTTTTGACAATAGCAAGTTGTGAAGGAGTCAACTTTACCTGTTGTTTGCCACGACCTGAAGAATTACGGTTTGCTGCACCAACAGCAGGAGCACTTCTTGCAGGGCCATTAGACTTTTTTGCCAACTTATGCGGAAACTCTTCAGCCATTCTTCTATCAAGCTCAGCATAGTAATCATCACTTGTTGGATCGTAGCCTTCTGTTTCAATCATATTCTTATGAAAGCTAAACGCAGTTAAAGTCATAGGTTCATCTGCCCCAAACCACTCATTTTTAGCAGCCCATCTTGTAGCTTTAGGGTCGGGAGCAGCTTGTTGAGGTTGTGCAACTTGCTGTTGAACAGGTTGTTCTACAGTCGCAGCCTCTTCCTCTTGCCGTTTTTTAGCTTGAGTTAATTTTTCTGTTTGATTAGCAACAGTCGCTAACTGTTTTTGGACTTCGACTTGTTTGTCTACATCACCACGATCTATCGCTTCTTTAAGGGAGTTATGTAAAAGTTGATCTTGAGCAGTCAACCTATTTTCAAACTCTTGAACAAAAGATTTATCTAATGATGCAGATTTTTTGTTAGATTCCTCTAACTGAGCTTGAACAGCTTTAGCATACTCTGTTGCCGCCGCTTCACGGCGTTCAGCCTCTCGCATTTTAGCTGTCAATTTACTTATACGTTTTTTAACACCTTCGCTGTAGTTTTCTAATTCATCAGAATCTTTAGAATCCGTTGAATCTTCAGCTGATGAAGATAATTGTTCTTCTTCATCCTCTATCTCAACTTCTACTTCGATTTCTTCTTCTTGGTTTTCTTGTAGTTTTTCATCTGGCATGGGACAACTCCATGGTTAAAGGTGTAAAATGTCATCTGGGCTTGAGATAGTAGCAAGTATTTCATCATCATTAATGATTCGAACTTCGCCACCTTCTATTTTAAATCTACTTCCGGCGTATTTACCAAAAATTACCCAATCTCCAGCTTTACACCAAGGTTGATCTACTTCGAACTTATTAGGATCATTATAGGCTAATGGCCCTACTCGCAAAACATAACCGCAAACTGTACCCACAGACTCACGCTCACGAGTTTCTGAAGCCAAAATAATGCCTCCATCAGTTTGTTTTCTTCCTTGAAAAGGCAACAGCAATATTCGCCAACCTGTGGGTTGAGGTAATCTATCTATAGCTTTTTCAGAAAGTTTGGAAGGGTCTAAGTAACGCTCTTCCGCTTTTACATAAGCCTGTTGTAAAACCCCCTCTTTAACTTCTACGGGTTTTATTTTTGGCTTAGTTTTTGATTTTAGTTTTGGTTTCTCTTCATAGTACTCTGGCACTAACAATTTTTTAGTCATCTACATCTGACACCCTATTTAGCAGGTCTTTAAGATCCTGTTCAGTTTGAGCAAGTTCCGCGAGCTTGGCTCGCAGTTCCTTGAAAGCGGTAAAATCAGCAACAGGGCCGTGACATATACAATCCTGATATGACTTTTGCCGTTCGCGAACACTCTTAAGCATGTTCTCGTAAAAGTAAAGGTCGTTCATAAGTTGGGCATACTCCTAATAAATAGATTCGGCATGGTCTAAACTTAATCGCATAGGCAAACAGTACGCAACTGCTCTATCTTTTGTAGATATGCCATGTGTACTGTATCGTTTTACCAAAGATTCTGCGACTTTATTACAGTAATCTATGCGCTGAAAGTACATATCATCAATTACCAAGGTGCGCTCATTTCCATACCCTAAGTATAGCATGAGCACAAAAACATGCATTAGAACATAAGTTCAAAATGCGGAGCATCGATAAATGGCCTACGTCCTTGTGATCTGCGAATATCTATATAGCTATTCATAGCATTTTCTGCTGTACCCGACCACAGACCAAGATCATCAATAGTCCACGCAGCACCCCACCGCAGTTTTACACCCGATGCTTCAGCTGCTTCTTTCATAGCATCTGCGATTTCATCGTACAGGTTTAACTCCCACCGACCACCATTGGAACTATCGTAAGCCATCAAATCAACGGCGTTGCCGTCAAGATGTTTTGATTTCATGGTTTGCGAGGCCCCTTTTCTGACCAACTCTTGTTGCTCTGAAAATGTCCTCATGCCGCATATCACGCTGAAGTCCTGCTTGGTA